GTATTAAGAGAGGTGTGCCCACGAAGTACTTCGTTTACGTAAACCCGCCGTTGTTTGTTGGGCAAGTATATCTCTGCATATCTGCCACCCCTCTGTTAGTGGAAGTGGGCGGAATCGAACCGCCGTTTAAGTTAGTGTGACTTTCGCCTCCTATTTCTTAGCTTACCTTATCACTCCCGTTAGTAGCTAGCAATTCACTTACGTATGAGAATCCATCATATAACCTATTTTTCATGATCAACTTCAAACTCATCTAATTAAGCTACTCGTCTAGCTACTTTCTTCGCCAAGCTCTGTGCACTGATGCACTTACTTCTTGGCTAACTATTTGTATTTCAAGCACTTGCTTGTTAGCAATGATAGGTACATAACTGTAGTCTTGAACTGTGCTACAAGGAACACAAGTTTTATATCCATAACCTACTCTTATTGGGTGTACTTTTTCGCCGCATTTACAATACATATATTTAATTTAATTTGTTACATTTATATTATCGATATGTATTCGTATTTGTTTTGTGTTAATACATATCTTGTTGCCACTTTGGTATCTCGGAATTATATCTAGTCCAATACTCTCGCTCTATCGCCTCGATTTCTACCAATTTAATCTTGTGATGACTAAACTTCCGTTTCTTTCTGGATTTCTTCATACATTTTTTTGATCGCTAGATACATTACATGAGCATGTAGTTCATTATAAGAGTCGCCTTCAACGTGAAACTCTGCTATTTGCCAGTGAATGCTGTCATACATTAATTCTTTAGTGACGTCAGCAATACCTTGTGCTACCTCGTCTATTTCTTTCATTTTACTCATAGTTATGCTTTTATATATGTTAAACCTTTGTGGTTGAACCATTCAGATATACCGATTTGATCGCTACCGTCTTTGTCATTATATTTAAATGCAAATGTTGGTGGTAGATTGCCAAGATTGTATGGCTTATAGGTAATACCGTTTAGTTTTAATTTTTTCTCGTGGAGTTTTTTAAGTTTATTCATATATTGTTTATTATATTATCGTTAGTTATTCGTATTTACTTTGTATAATCAACATTCGGTTGTATACTTGCAGCGACACCTTGTCTGAATTGCCACTCTCGTCTGCGATATTCGTGATCGGTGCACCACTTACGCCATGCTTTACTTACTGTATTGTTAGTACCGTATTTCGCTTCGAACTCTTCGACTTGCTTTAGTTTAGCGTCGATTTGGTCTTGAGGATAGTCGTTGAATTTAGTAGAAGTCATAGTATATGTCTAAAACGGTTGATTTTTCTTCGCTAGTCAGTTTAGAGTAGCACTTGTTATATTTTCTGTAGCTTATTTTAAGCAGATAGGTATTCATATGTCCCATAGTATTATTTATTTATTATATTATCGTTAATTATTCGTATTTGTTTTGTGTTATCCGTAGATTCCGAAGCTTGTTGGTGCTCCGTTTTGTATCATATTTATTATTAATGAAATGGAACCAAAGATTACTAGAGTTACTTGAGCATAAGCGATCACGCCTATTACTATGTTAAGTACTTTGTTGTGGTGAAATTTTCTCATATTATTTATTTGTTGATTTATAAAATTCTATTCTATCTAAGACATCTTGTCTAGTTATTTCACCTTCCATTTGTTTACCGATGTAGTGAGTCATGTCGATTTCTTTGCCGTTAGGACAAGTTAAAGTATATATCATATTATTATTTTTAGTTGACATAGTGAGAATCGAACTCACATAAACCATTATGTCATTACTTGTTCGCATTTTTATACTTATAGAAACAAGTGGAACTTAAAGTTGTTACATTTATATTATCGATTACCGATCGTATTTAATCTGTAACTGGATTTCTGTCTAGGATTAAATGTCTAGTATTTTTAGGCATATCGGTTGACTGTGACCAGTATTGTCTCTTAATCCAGCAAGGCATTATAGATAACTTAGGTAACATTACTTTCAACACTTCGTCGTGATTGTAAGTTCTCTTAACACCTTTCTTGTTAGTGAAAGAGATGATTTGATTTCTACCGAGCCAAGACTTTCTTACTACAAAGTTCTTTCTTTCGATTGGTGGATAGATCGCACTTAATTCTTCAGTGCTTAGTTTACTGATAGCTTTCGCTAATAATTCTTTATTACTCATATTATATTTATTTATTTACATTTATATTATCGTTTACTCTTCGTATTTAGTTTGTATTTAACATTCTTCAACTTTCAATACATCGTCTAATTTATAGAAATTAAAGACTTCTTGAATTGTGTTTACTTTTAGGTATTTAACATAGTTTGTAGGAATTCCATTTTTATTCCAAGTATTCTCTAAAGTTATTTTAAACATAGTATTGTTATTTGTTTGTTACATATATATTATCGTATACCAATCGTATTAGGTTTGTAAAGTAGTACTATTGTTTAGTAGTAGAAAAATAGTTGTAGGTATTATGCGAGGTGTCATTGTGTCATACAATAAGACAACACGTCATATGTCATAGTGTCATGACGATCAGTCACTTACTTAGTACACTGAACTGGTTTGGTACGGTGATATAGGTAATGCTATACGTGATACAGTATGTGCAGTAAAAAAGGTGAAACATTTACAGGAAATTATTTTAGTTAGTAGTGATGAGTAGCATGTAGTAGCGCGGTTGCAGACATATATACAACGTAAAACCTAAATGACTAGGGGGGCTGGGTAAATAAAAACAGTTTCCCATATGGAATACGGGGTAAATACGGTAAAAGCAACCCTATACCCCAATATTTGCAATGATTTTTTTTTGAGACATTAGCTAGTTATATATAAATAGTAGTACCCTATTGTCACACTTTTAAGTACTTCTTTAAATGCGTAATCATACTCGTATGACCCAGAAACTTTCCGCTACTGCTCGAAGAGACAAGGCCGCTAGAGATAAGGCTTATGCAATGACGCCTGCTAGGAAGGCGAAGAAAGCGCATGCAGAGAGAGAAGCAAGAGCGAATCCATCTGAAGCTAAGAATAAAGACTATGATCACAAAGATCAGAGATGGGAATCACCTAAACAAAACAGAGGTAACGATGGTTTAGGTACAAAGAAAGAATCTAACAACAACTACACAACTAAATAACATGGCAAGAATATCTACATACCCATTAGACGGCACCATAGCTTCAACAGATAAGCTATTAGGTACTGATGAAAACAATGTAACTACCAAGAACTTCCAAATACAGAACATAACTACTTATATAAATACCCAAACGGTAACAGAGCACGCAGATAACGCAGCTGCTATAGCCGCAGGACTACCGGTAGGAACAAGATACAGGACTGGTGATTTCTTAAAGATAGTACATTAACATGAAAAAATTATTTGCATGGCTAACCGGAGGGGTTATCAAAGAAATAGGTAACGTAATTGATAACTTATCTACATCGAAAGAAGAAAAGCTTATAATAAAGAAGCAAATACAGCAGATATTAGAGGATGCAGACAATAATGCTCAAATTCAAGTAACAGAACGCTGGAAATCAGACATGAATTCAGATAGTTTCTTGTCTAAAAACATAAGACCTATGGTTCTTATATATTTAACTGTAATATTCAGTGCATTATCGTTTACAGATGGTAACATTGGTACATTTAAAGTAGCTAAAGAGTATATACCTATATTTCAGACATTATTAGTGACTGTTTACGGGGCATATTTTGTTGGTAGAAGTTGGGAAAAGGCAAAAAACACAATATTAAAGAAATAATAGGAAATGGCAAGAATTAGTACATACCCAGTTGATCAGAATCCAGAAGGATCGGACATATTATTAGGTACGGATGCCTCCGGTGGGACAGATGCTACTAAAAATTTCCGTATATCAGACATATCGCTAATATTAATAAACGATTTTCTAGCTAATAATAGCTGGACATTCAATATTGATGAAGCTGACGCTGAAATGCGCAAGGCGCAGCTGTTTTTTGCGGCAGGTGGCGGCAACAATACTAGTTGGGCAAATATAACAACCCTAAGATCAGTGTTGTTAATGGGCAATAACACTAATGCTCAACCCTATCTTCAATACTTGCTTACTAATGACCCTGTAACTGGGCAACCTGTAGTAAATAACCTAATCAAGATATCAGATCGTAATGATTTAAGCTCTTTTGGCGTGTTTTCTTTTACATCGTTAACAGCAGTCGCTGGTAAAACGGATATATACGACATGGGACTTACTTTTATTAAAGGTGCAGGCTCAATACAAAAGAAGCACGTGTATGGCATCAATATAGATCCATCCGATGCTACCGACAAAACATTTGAATTTACTCAAGGAGTTCCTTCTACAACATGGAACATACAACACAACTTAAATAAGTTCCCGTCTATAACTGTAATCGATACAGCTGATACTGTAGTGACCGGACAATATACTTATATAGATAACAACAACGTAACACTAACATTTTCGGCAGGTTTTGCCGGCAAGGCATACCTAAACTAACAAACTATGGCAATTAATTTTTTAAACACGGTTGATTTAAATCAGAATCAACTTAACCAAGCAACGATACAAAATCTTGCAGCTAACCCAGCTTCGGGTGTTGAGGGGCAGGTTTATTTTAATACTGTATCTCAAACGATAAAAGTATATAAAGAAATATTACCGGCAACAAACCCTAAAACTTACGAATGGGCATCCATATCTGGCGATATAACGGGGCTAATCGCAGGTACATATATTAATATAGATGATGCGGATGGTCCGGTACCTACTATTAATCATGATCTAACAACTAGAACAAATACTACATCGACACAATCTCCAGCTTATGGGGCAGATGTCGTAGTTATAGATTCTATAACTTCAAACACAACAGGTCACATAACTGGTGTAAATACTAAAACAGTAACATTACCAGCTGATACAAACGAAACATATACATTACCTGTAACCGCAGGCACAGTAGCCCCTGGGGCACCAACAAGCGGTAAAATATCTTTAACAGCTGGTGGAACTGGGTCTGGCGTTAAATCTACAGTAGAATTTGTAGGTACAACAGGTAGAATAGATATAACAAGTGTTAATCAAAATAACGGTAGTATAACTATTGATTTAACAGATGATGTTACAATAGTAGATGATTTAACTGTTGGAGGTGAATTAACAGTGTCTGGGACTGGTCAGTCTAGTTTTGCTGGTCAAGTAACAATACCTCAAACACCTGTTGCAGATACGGATGCTGCTTCTAAAAAATATGTATTAGATCAAGTTGCTGGATTAGGAAGTTTCCAAGGTGGGTATGATGCATCAACTGATCCTGGATCTCCTGCATTAACAGGTGCTAGTAACATTGCTTTCGGACAAGGAGATTTTTATGCAGTTACAACAGCAGGTACTATAACATTCAGTGATTCTCCAACTGGGGACGCAACATTAGAAGTTGGTGATTTTATATTTTCAAATACAGATATTACCGCAAACTCAAATCCAGCATCAACGGATTTCACACTTATTTTAGCGGATCAAAACATTGCAGGCTCTGGAGCAACAGACGGTGCTACACCAAAAGGTGTCGCTGGTTTTGATTCAGCAAACTTTGACGTATCGGCAACTGGTTGGGTACAATTAAACTCTCAAAGAAATCCTTACGGTGCTAAACAGGCTTTAAATAATACAGCTCCATCTTCAAGAGCAGAGGCTGGGGGCGTAACAACATTCACCTTAGACTTAGCTGATGCTAGTTTATTTGGAACAGGTGCTTTAGCAGAGAATGTTAAAGTAGAGGTAACTGACGGGTCCTCACCTTATCAAACAGTATTTGCAGAAGTGACAAGAAGTGGGTCCGCAAGTATGGCTATAGCTTTTACAGGCTCTATAGCAAACGACGCTTACCAAGTGCTTCTTTCACACGTATAGATTAACTAATACTTATAATGCATGGCATTAAAATTTTTAAATAACGGATATTTCGCCGGCAAGGTAGGTATTGGAACAGAAACATCGTACACGGTAGGGGGAACTGCTCAGGTAACTATTGCAACTGGATCTGCAGAAACAGCTTTAGCGTTTGGACCTAGTAACAACGATATGCTTTATATGCGTAGCGCTGGAAGTCAAGGTAATTTTCAATTTCAAACGTCTGTAAACAGTGGTAACTCGGGAAGTATTCAACTACAACCTTTTGGCGGCAACGTTGGTATAGGGACGACTACTCCAAATGCAAAACTTGACATTCAAGGAACGCAAGGGCAATTATTTTCTGTAACTGATGACTTGTCAGGAGAAATATTTGCTGTAGCTGACATCTCAGGTGTGCCTATTATGGCTGTTAACTCGAGTGGCACTTCTTATTTTGATGGAGATTTAGGTGTTGGAACATCTACCCCTTTAGCTAAGTTAGAAGTTAATGTAGCAAGTGGCGATGGTATTTTAATTAAAAGTGCAGATGTAGCTACATTAAAATTTAAAGGAAGTGGAGGCGTTTCAAACTGGGGATTTGCATCAACTAATTTAACAGCTGGTGATTTTGGGTTATATGAGTCTAACTCTGTTGGAGGTGATCCTATATCAGCAGGGACATCCAGAATAATGATAAAACCAGGTGGCAACGTCGGGATCGGAACGAATGATCCAGAATGTAAATTACATACAAAGGTAGGCACATCAGGTGGCTCCCCTTACGACAGTTCTGTTGGTATTTTTGCAGAAGGAGCGACCAGAAGTATAATTCAAATGTCAAGCACATCTGATGCTTACTTAATGTTTGGGGATGCAAGTGTTAATAATCAGGCTTGGTTTGGTTATAATCACGCAACTAACCAATTATTGTTACATACTGGTAGCACCATAACTATGGACGGTAACGTCGGGATTGGGACGACTGATCCTTTGGCTGAACTACAGGTTGGGCTTTCAACAAGTAACACAGGTAATAGATCAACGTTAGCAATGTTTGGTGCCGCGGAGTCAGGGATTTTAAATGCTTTATCTTTAGTTAATACGACTGGAGCAGCTGCTACAGGATATGGAACAAGAATTAATTTTCATTTATCTTCTAATTATTCTCCTACTGGATGTATAGAAGTAGTAACTGAAGACTTAACATCCAATGCTACTGATTCAACAATGAGGTTTAGCACTTACGGTACAATTGGTAGCTCAACAACCTATCAGTCCAGATTAGAAATTTCCTCTGCTGGAGCTATTAAATTTAATGATTATAATTCTACCAAACAAACAGGCACTCCAACTTATATGTTAGGTACAGACGCTTCAGGTAATGTTGTAAAAGTATTAGGTGGCGATATACCAGGTGTACCAGGTGGATCAGGTACTTTAAACACCGTTCCTTTGTGGACGCCAGATGGCGATACACTGGGTGATTCTCCAATTACTATTAGCGGTAATGATATAATTTCTTCAGGAAGAGGTGTCATTGAAAATACAACCAACTTAACAACTGGTGTAGTAGATAGTCTACTTATTAAAACACTTTCTTCTGGAACAACAATTACTAATGGTTTTGGTGGTGGGTTATCTTTTTATCTTGAAAATACAGTTTATTCAGCAGTAAATGAAGTTGGAAAAAATTGCAGTTATTGAAACTGACACAATTGCAATAGACGATAAAATGGTTTTTTTCTGTTAAAGATAATAATATTTTTAGCAGAAAGATTAACCTTAACTGGTTCAGAAGCAGTTTTTACAGGCAACGTCGGGATTGGGATAACGAGTCCCTGGAGATAAGTTACACGTTGAGGGGTGGTATTATAATACAAAACGGAAACAACTTACAATGGGGAGGTCTATATTCTGCGGGAGCTCCTACAATATACGCATCTACAAATTACCTTCATTTTGTGCCAACGGGGACAACAGGATCAGGGTACAGGCAAATGCGATTAGATATAATTGGTCTTGGTATTGGAACATCTTCTCCAAGTGAGAAGTTAGATGTAGCTGGTAATATAAAAATACAATCAACTTTACTTTCAAACCAAGAAAACACAGATATAGATTCCGCGGCAGCTGAAGTAGTTGCTCAGGTAGCTCACGCTACTTATACAGCAGCTTTCTTTGACTTTGTAGTTAAGAAAGGTACAAATGTAAGATCAGGTACAGTTTATGCTTGTCATAACGGAGACACAACTCCTTTAGTGGAATTTACAGAAACATCGACACAAGACTTAGGTGACACATCAGATGTTACACTAAGCGTAGATATATCAGGAGCTAATATGAGATTATTAGCAACAGTGACTTCAGATGACTGGAGTGTTAAATCATTAATAAGAGCAATATAATGGGATTTTATAGAGGACCAAATATAGTAACGGATGGATTAAGCTTCGCGTATGACGCGGGAAGCCAGAGAAGTTATAACGATATGCCAACCGAAGTAGAAGTTTTAGTTGTTGCTGGCGGTGGTGGCGGAGGAGTAGGATCTAACGGCGGTGGCGGTGGCGGTGCTGGAGGAGTGCTTTACGACTCTGCCTATTCTTTATCAAGCACAACATCTTTTACGGTAACAGTAGGGGCTGGAGGAGCTGGTAGGGTTGGAAGAGGCTCAGGTACTAATGGAGCAAACTCGGTATTTGGAACACTTACTGCTATTGGCGGTGGTCGTGGAGGCGGACACGCTACAGGTGGCGGAAGCTCAGCACCTAACACTGGTGGTTCTGGTGGAGGTGGATCTTATTCTACAGCTGGAGCAGCTGGAACATCTGGGCAAGGTAATTCTGGTGGTTCTGGCGCAGTATATCTTAGGCTTACCAGTACCCTAACTGATTCTGGTGGAGGAGGTGGTGGAGCTGGCGCAGTTGGTGCAAACGGACAAGGAAGCTCTGGTGGAGGTGGAGCTGGTGGATCAGGAGCTAATTATGATATATCAGGAACAACAACTACATACGCAGGCGGTGGAGCTGGAGCTACAAATGATATGAACACGAGAGCTATAGGTGGGACTGGCGGCGGCGGTAATGGTGGAACACCTGCTTTTAAAGATGGAGACCCTGGATTACCGAACACTGGTTCTGGTGGTGGTGGTGGAAACGGCGGCGGCGGAAGCAGTGGAGCTGGAGGGTCTGGAGTTGTAATTATTAGATACCTTGGCGTTCCTAAAGCAACTGGAGGAAATGTAGTATTAGTTAATGGTTACACTGTTCATACATTTACATCAAGCGGAACTTTTCAATTATTTGATTTTGCATATAATTTAGTAGGATCAAGTAGAGGAACTTTACAAAACGGAGTGGGCTTTAATACTGCTAACGGCGGTTTTTGGGAGTTTGATGGTGTGGATGATAAGATTGAAGTTACTACTTTTCCAACGTCAATATTTAATGGACCTTGTACTATGGAAGCTTGGATATATTGGAATGATGACACAAGATCAGTTATTATTGGTAACTATGACCAAGGAGCAGGAGGACACGATATTAACTATGAAAAAAATCCTGGTGGAGATTTAAGATTTTATTGGGATAGAGGTTCAGCTAATGCCTTTAGCGGAAATGGTGCTGTAGCTATAGGTGAATGGCAGCACGTAATAATAGTAAGAGATGTTTCTGGAAACGCTGTAAAGTTTTATGTAAATGGATCTCTTGTAACTACTGTTAGTGGTCAAGCGGGTTCTAACGTCCCAACCACAGGTACTACTTTTAGAATAGGTGCTGACAGTCGAAATGGAGCTACTGTAACTAATGGTGATATTTCTATAGTTAAGATGTATAATATAGCTTTAACAGCAGCACAAGTAACACAAAATTATAACGCACAAAAATCAAGATTTGGATTATGATAACATACATTACAATAAACACGGACGAATTATCTTTAGTTGATTTCAACGAAGTTATGGAAACATCAGAAGATACAGTTAGATCATCAGTTGATGGTTTACAAACAGTATTAAAATGGGAAGGCGCAGAACCTGCATTTGTATCAACTTTAAGTTCATACGAAGGACCTTATACCCACGAGGAGATTTTAGCAATAATGAATACTCCAGAATGGACTAAACCAATAGAAGAAGAATAATAATATGGGAACATACGGAGGACCAGATATAATAACAGACGGATTAGTATTTGCGCAAGATGCAGGTAGTGAAAGAAGTTACCCAGGCTCAGGAACAGCTTGGTATGATTTAAGTAACGAAAAAAGCACAGGAACTTTGTATAATGGGGTTACTTATTCTACAGCTGACGGAGGCACTATGGGGTTTGACGGATCTGACGATTATATGCAAGCCGATGTAAGTACAACGTCTCTTGACGGAGACCCAAGTTTAAGCGTAGATATGTTTGTAAAAAGAAGAACTGGCACAAACGTTGGTTCAAGCAACGGGTTTTGGGGAATAGGCGGAGTTAATCAGGGAAATGGAATATCTGGATGGACACCTACAACCAACCTTATAAATTTAGATGTTTATGATTCTACAAGGTTAGCAACCTCAGTATATTATCCAGAAAATGAATGGATTCATATATGTTGGACAAAAAACGGTGCAGGTACAGAAACAACAAACGTAAAGTGTTATATAAATGGAGTTTCGACTTCTTTAACTAAAACAAGAAACGCTACAAGAACAAATCAATTTAATACAAGTACAACTGGTGTATGTTTAGGAAGAATTTCTTCTAATTATAGTGGGTTTTATTCACCTATAGATATTGCTACATATAAAATTTACAATAGAGCATTAACATCTGCGGAAGTATTACAAAATTATAACGCAATAAAAAACAGATTTATATAATGTACACAGGACCAGATATAGTAACGGACGGATTGATATTTGGAATTGACGCAGCAAGTGAAAGAAGTTATCCAGGTAGCGGAACTAACTGGACTGATATAGTTGGTGATAGTAACTGCGCTTTAGTAAATGGACCTACTTTTGATTCTGGAAATGGCGGTTCAATAGTACTTGATGGTTCTGACGACTATGTGTTAAGATCAACTACACCAACAGAGTTACAAGGAGACCCAAGTTTTACCATATCAATGTGGGTAAAGAGACTGGGGAATGAGCCTAATTATGCGGGGATATGGGGTATCGGTGGAAATGCTACAAATCAAGGTATAAATTCTTGGTGGTATCTTAACACAAATGAGATTACAATAGATACTTGGAGTAGAGCTACATTCACTTCTGGGCAAACATACCCTTTAAACGAATGGGTGTTTGTTACCTGGCAAAAAACAGCAGGAGCAATGACTCGAGCAAATTGTACAATATGGAAAAATACTACAAGTTATACAGGAACTGATCTAACAGTATTGAGGTCAGAAAGCACAGCCCCTGCTATTAATAACGGTGGAATATCATTAGGGACAATACATTCCACTTATACCCCTGTAGTAAATTTTGCATATGCAACAACTATAATATACAATAGAGTGCTTACTGCATCAGAAGTGATACAGAACTATAACGCAACTAAAGGAAGATTTGGATTATAAAATAATAACTTTTTGGACAGTGAAAAAAAGATAATATGGCAAACGAATTTAAAATAAAAAAAGGCTTAATTGTCACAGGCGCATCAGGTGGAACTGTTGTAGATATACAAGGTTCACAGGGGCAACTGTTTTCAGTAACCGACAACTTAAGCGGATCTATATTCGCGGTCTCAGATATATCAGGTGTACCAATATTTAATGTTAATTCTAACGGTGGATCTGTTTTTACAGGTTTAGTGTCTGGTATTACACCAGTTGCTGCGGATAACTTTGTTACTAAAGCATATGTAGATGGAACAGGTGGCGGTACAGGACCTTTTTTACCGTTAGCTGGTGGTACAATGTCTACTACTTCAAGAATTAATTTTTATAATAATACTCAATATATACACGCAAGCAGTACAAATGATTTAACATTAGCAAGTGGAGATGATATAAACTTTAAATCTAATTATAATAGATTTTATAATGGCACTACTGAGTATGCCAGATTATCAGGAAGTACTAATTCTTGGTTAGCAAACGGCTCTGGTGGAAAAATTGGTATTTCAACAACTAATCCTGTGGAAACATTAACTGTACCTGGCGGCGAAGGTGTTATGTTGGGATTCAAGAGGTTTTATTCAGATACAGGTCAAGTGCCAGCAGGAATTGGATCTTCGTACACCTTGACTGCCAATTTAAATATAGAACAAGGAACAACTTTAACAAGCCAGTATCAGTATAAATTTTATTTAACAACTACTGGAACTGGAACTTATAATAGTTCTGTATACATAGTATATAGGAATTCTGCGGATAACGCTTGGGATGTTCATAGAGTAAGCTCTACAGGTTTAACAAGTAATCATCCTGAACTAACTGTAAGTAGCACGAGTGCTTTAATATACAATGATCACCCTAATGCTTATAATGTTTCTTATAGAGTAGAAACATCTTACTCTGGACAAGCTAAAACCAGTCCTCAAATATTTGGTTCAGACTATATGTGGACAAGAGATAATACTGATTTGTATTATATGGATGGAGATGTTGGTATTGGAGTTAGTAATCCTGTATTTAAGTTAGATGTTGCAGGCGCAATACAAACAACTGGATCATTAAGAATAACAACAGCTAACCCTGGTGTTCTATTTAAAGAAACAGATATTACAGATAAAAACTGGGATATACAGGTTAACAATGGAAATTTAAAATTCTATGAAGTTAACGATGCAAGATCTGTGTTTAATGAACACGTAACCTTTGGTGCAGGAGGTAATGTAGGTATAGGATTTACAAGCCCTCAAGCAGCTCCTTTAGGAAGTATGAAATTATCTGTTGATGGTGATACTTATGTTTCAGGCTACGTGGGGATTGGAACAACTACACCAAGTAATCTATTAAGTTTAAAGGGTAGTGGACAAAATTGGAGTACCAGTGCTGCTATAAAAATATGGGATTCTTATAATTCTAAAGGATGGTATGTAGGTAGTGCTAATAATCAAACAGCTGGAGATTTTTACATAAGATCAGTTGCTGCAGAAGCAGACTATCCTGTAGCCGCCGATCAACAATTTACAATAAAGCAAACAGGTAATGTCGGGATTGGGACGATTAATCCTACTACTACATTAGATATAAGGACAGATACAGGAGTACTAATAAAAGGAGCAACTTCATCAGCAAACGGTAAACTTAAATTTATACCAGCTTCTGGTGGACGTCAATATAACTTTGAAAACGATAGCTCTAGTTTTCAAATAGTTGATGCATCGGCAGGTTCTAGTAGAATGTATTTTCATTATAATGGAAACTTAGGAATTGGAACGACTAGTCCTGATTTCAAATTAGACGTAGATGGAACATTTGGTGTTTCTGATTTACCAGGTAATGGAAGTTCTACTTCTGTATTAGTGCAAGACCAAACCACAACTCCACTTACAGTTGTAAACGGAGATTTTGCAACAGATACTGGTTGGGCTAAAGACGCGGGTTGGACTATATCAGGTGGTAAAGCCAATGTTTCTGGAGCTCAAACAGGAACAACTTATATTTATCAAGGTGGAATACTACCTAATCCATCAGAAAATATAGAATATATAATTAAATATACAGTTTCTAATTATTCAGCAGGTGAATTTAGAATAAATGTAGGTGGATACATATCTAGTTCCCCTGCTCAAACAGCTAATGGTACATATGAGGTAAAAGTAACACCAACACATTCATCTTCTAACACGAATATTTATATACAAGCCAACGCAGCCGCCATAGGCAGCATAGATAGAATATCAGTAAACCAAGTTACAGCTGGTACTAATCAAATTAAAACAAGAGAATTAGGAGGTGGAGTTTTTGACGACACGTGGGCAGTTACACCTACTGATAGCGATAATATATATAATCTTAATAGTGGCAACGTTGGGATTGGAACATCAACTCCTAACTCTAAATTAGACATACAAGGAACACAAGGTCAGTTATTCTCAGTTACAGATGATTTATCTGGTGATATATTCTCAGTTGCTGATATATCTGGTGTGCCTTTATTAAATGTTAATTCCAATGGTACATCTTACTTTGATAGTGATTTAGGAATAGGAACAACAAGTCCAGATGGTAAATTAGAGGTTTCAAGTAATAGTTCTCTTTCAAGCTATGTAACGCAGTACACAAATGATGCTGACGGAGCAGAGTTAGTACTAAGAACTGCAAGAGGCACTCAGTCAAGCCCTATTGGATACAGTAATAATGATAGCGCTGGAAGACTTTTATTTCAAGCTTACACTTCTTCAGGGGCATTTAGAGACGCTGCTTCTATAGAATCTGTTATGGAAAGTTGTTGCGCTAATGCCTATGGAGGGTTAAGATTTAATTATATGCCTGATACAGCTCCTTATACTTTAAGAGAAGGTATGAGCATAAAAATGAACGGAGATGTTTTGATTCCTGGAGATGTAGGAATTGGAACGACAAATCCTACCGCACCTTTAACAATTGCAGGTACTGGAGCAGACGGAAATGCTATGCTAAGATTAGAAGCCACAGGTGGAAGTCAAACTTTTAACTGGATGACAAGTACAGTTTATCCAAATTTACAAGCAGGTAACACTATTCTTCACTTGTTTGGTAAACAGCAGTCAACAAACAACCAAGCTTGGATTGGATTTAAATATGTTTCATCTGCTTCTACAAGTAATACGCTATCTTTAGGTTTTTATGCTAATAATCATTTAGTTAATCTTGAAGCAAGCGGAAATTTAGGAATTAAGACAGAAGATCCTCAAACAAGATTAGCGTTAGGTAGTTCTCAAGGAAGTGGTATAGATTTTCTTTACGATTCTACTAATAATTATAAACATCAAATTAAAAATTACTGGAATTCAAACACAGACAGTAGAATGGACTTTAATATTGGTCGTACTTCTGGTCAAACTCCTGAAACTATTATGTCTGTTGGTTATGGTGGTAATGTTGGTATTGGGACTAAAACTCCAGTATGCTTATTAGATGTTAGAGACGGAACTATTAGCGGTCAAATCGCAAGGTTTACTGCTATTAATCCTCACGTTGTAATTGAATCAAGTACAGCAGGTAATAGTGTTTTACATTTTAAACCAAATACAACAAGTAGTAAATCTGGTCAATTCAAGGTAACAGCTGGAAATGGTTATAATTTTAAATGGACTAATGATGCTGCTGGTACAGGTGAAACTATTTATATGGACTTAGATACAAGTACCACAGGAGGCGGAGACTTGACAGTGAAAGGAGATATAATAGCTTATGGTGCGCCTTCTGATAAAAAGTATAAAGAAAATATTAAGCCAATTGAAAGTGCTTTAGATAAAGCAATGCAACTTCAAGGGGTTACGTTTGATTGGAAAGATAGCGAAAGTATATTAGATATAAAAGAAGATATAGGTTTTATAGCTCAAGATGTTGAAAAAGTTTTACCAGAACTTGTTAGAGATAATGGTAAAGGAAATTTATCTTTAAGGTATCAAGGAATAACACCTATACTTTTAGAAGCTATAAAAGAATTAAAAGCTGAAATAGAAGAGCTAAAAAAACAAATTAAGTAATGGCAGTACCAACTTCAGGAGCATTATCAATGAAGGATATGGCACAGGAAGCGCTATATGGAACTTGGGGATCAGGTACTATTACCTCTCCCATTTCATTATATGACCTTGTTAATGGCGGCAACACTGGAGGGTCAGGAAACACTTACCCAACAGTAAATACTAACTGTACACCTAATCCAGCTGATAGAGGCACATACAATTCTTTTACTATTTACAACGGTTCTGGGGGAACAATAACATTATACACAACAGTAGCGCTAACAGCAGTAACAACAGGAACTATCATATATAGTAACGTAAGCGGGTCAGTATACACCGGTGGCGGTGGATTTATTCAAGGTCCATCAGGTACAGTTTGGTTTGGTGGTAGTTGTACCTGCCCAGCGATCTCAACGAACACAACAACAGGTGCGGTAACAGCAACTGGCTGTGGTTGCCCATAAAATATAAATTATGCCTATAGCTTATCCATATAAATTTTCAGACTGGTACGGTTACGATAAAGACTGTACAACAACAACATCATTTAGCTCTGGCTCAGGGCAAGCGGATACTAAGTTCATATGTACTCAATCTGTAAATACAACAAAATATCACGATGGTAGTGGTAATAACCCAAGCACAGGAGATACTGTTTATGAGAATTCTTCAGGAACAACAACAACTGCAAATGGTTTTTACACAATCCAAAACGGAGCATCGCCTCCTGCGACAATAGGTTATTATAGAATAACAGGTGGAAGCGGAGTAGTAGCATCACTGGGACTATGTTTCCCTTAAAATAAATCAATAAATCTTTAAAATTAAAAAATGGCAATTACTTACAAATGGGATATTCCCGCAATGAACGCTCACATTCAAGCAGAAGGTGAAGACAATGTAATATACACGGTACATTACAGATATACCGGTTCTGAAGAATCTGGTGGAGAAACTTACTCATCAACTAATATTGGAACTCAAAGTTATACGTATGTAGCAGGAGAGCCTTTTGTACCTTACGAAGATACAGAAGCTTTTGAAAATGTAGTTATCGGATGGTTAGAAAATTCTTTAGATGTACCTGCGATGCAAGCTGAGTATAGCCGCGAACCTATAGAATCTCAAATTACACCAGTAAATGAAGACTTATATTTTACATGGCAAAATCCAGCTACCACCTCCACCACCAGGTACCACCAGTTGAGAGGAAGAAGAAGGTAAATATCGAAGTAATAATACGTAATAATAATATGCATACCAAAGCAGGTATAACCAATGTCAATTAAAACCAAAACCAATGACACTATTTTACCAGACTAGTACGTGGAGTAGTCAACCACAACCAACAGAAAAAACCATCGAATCTTGGAAGCATGCAGCAGAGAAGAAAAACTGGAGAATCACACAATTACCAAACGGATTTTTTCAAACAGAAATCAAAGACATAAATTGTGCTTGCGATCCAGAAAAAGATACTTGCTGCGAAAAGTGGATAGATGTAACCAGGCGAGAAACCCTCGAGGGTGCTGAAAGCGCAATTGATGGGTCTGTCGATCATTACCAAAGAAAACTAGATTATATATCTGGACCGAAAGTGGTAAAAACATTTAAATAATATATTATACTTAACTAAAATTTAATAAAATGGAATTTAATTTACCTAGTCAGATTGTTAAAGATCTGAATTTCGGCGATGATGCACGAAATAAAATCATGTCCGGTGTTTCTAAATTATCCGACGCAGTGAAGTCCACATTAGGTGCTTCTGGAAAATGCGTTATATACGAAGACGCTATGGGCAGACCGGTAATCACAAAAGATGGTGTAACCGTTGCGGAAAGCGTAGTCTTAATGGACCCGGTCGAAAATATAGGAGCTACTTTAATAAAAGAAGCTGCTAGTAATACAGTGAAAGAAGCAGGTGACGGTACCACTACGGCTATCGTCCTTGCTCAATCACTATTAAATAAACTAAACGAATACGATGGCGAAGAATCAATTAGATATATTAAAGAAGGAGTTGCAGGATGTGCTAAAGAGATTATGGACTATCTTGATACTACCTCCACTGAGGTTAAAGGTGAAATGCTTAGTCAAGTTGCATATATTAGCTGTAACAATGACCAAGAACTTGGAGACAAAATTGGAGAAGCATATGAAAAAGTTGGACGAAACGGAGTCGTATTAATGGAAGATTCCCCCACAAATGAAACTTATGTTGAGTTTGTTGAGGGTACACAATTTAATTCAGGTATTAAATCACCACACTTAATAACAGATAAAGAAAAAGGTACAGCAGTATTAGAAAATCCTTATGTGTTAATAGTAAGTTCAGCAATACCTAATGTAAGAAGGATACAAGGCATATTAGAACACGTTATAAAAAGCAAACGTTCTTTATTGATTGTTGCTCCAGTAGACCAACAACCATATGCCACATTGCTTGCTAATAAAGTTAAGGGCAATATAAAAGTAAATATTGTAGATTTACCGGGGTTTGGCCCAACTAAAGAAGATGCTATAGAAGATTTGGCTATCCTGACTGGTGCTACAGCTGTTAACGAGGAGTTAGGCGATGATTTAGACTTAATAGATGTAAATGTATTAGGTGAAGTCGTTAAGTCCGTTACAGACGATAAAAACACTACACTGCAAATTAATGAAGTTACAGAACCTGTAGCTGAAAGAATTAAAGATGTAGAAAGAAAAATAGAAAAAGAAAAAAACGGCTGGATCAAAAAGAAGCTACAAGAAAGATTATCGATGCTTACTGGAAAAGTTGGCGTGATTTATATCGGTGCGGATTCAGAGGTTGAACTAAAAGAAAAGAAAGATAGAGTTGATGACGCGCTGCATGCAACTAAAGCTGCATTAGCGGAGGGCATTGTGCCAGGTGGAGGAGTTGCTTTGCTTAATGCTTCACAGACTATAGTAAAACAAGATGAAGGTTACGATATATTATTAAGCGCTATAACAGCGCCTTACCATACTATATTAAAAAACGCTGGATTTGATGATGCTTTAAACCCTAAAGAATATGTCGAAAGTAATAAAGACATAAATGATAGAGACTGGGCAGGTGTTGGTATTGATGCCACTTGCGGATGTTATAAGAATATGATTGATAGTGGAATTATAGATCCAGTATTAGTAACTAAAGCAGCTTTAAAAAATGCAATAAGTGTAGCGACTACAATTGTATCGGCTGATTGTATAATCTCAAACGTAAGAACTCTTGAAAGCAATTAATTATTACATCGTTATCGATAAAATAAAAGAAGCGCCGAAGACAGTAGGTGGTCTTGAATTAACTGAAAGTCAAAATAAAGACATTAGGTACTTAAAGGCGAAAGTCATAAGTTCTGGTGATAAAGTAGATTACATAAAAAAAGATAGTATTATAAGGTACGACAAGCATGCAGGTCATGGTATTGAATGGGACGATAAGATGTACCATGTTATTACCATCAATGATGTTGTTTTAGTAGAATGAGATTAACTTCAAAAGATCTACGAGAAATGAATTTGTTTAAGTATTACAGGCTTGTTAGAAAATGGGCTTGTAAAACTTATGACATAAAAGACGCAGATCTTGAATTGCTATTTTATTTAGATTGTAAAAAGCATTTTACACGTAATGATTTTATAGAAGGTGTGTACACATACTCCTGGGATAAAGCTAGATGGGAAAGATTAAGAACTGGAGGCTGGATTGATGTATGGAGTCAAAGGAACAGAACAACAAAAAAGTTTACTGTATATACAACATCTTTTAAATGTAAAAATTTAATTAATAGAATATATAGAATACTATTAGCAGAAGAAGATTTACCAACATCTTCAAGAAGTAAATTTTATAAAAACAAAACATACACGGACAAAGTTTATAATAAAGCTATTGACGATATGATAAAAGACAAAAATAGATAACTAATAAATATTAAAAATGGGATATTCAGGATTTAAAGGAATTGGTCCAAACAAAATTGGAGCAAGAAAAGGTGGAGCTGTGTCACCTGCTAAAATGTACGGCGGTAAAAAAGGAGATGAATCTAAAAGTAAATTAGATTACGAATCACCTGCAAAAATGTATGGTGGTAAAAAAGGTGACGAAAGTAAATCAAAGAAAGATTACGAATCACCTGCTAAGCAAACAGCTAAGCAAAAAAAGAATTTACCAAAACAAATAGTGGATGCAATTGCCGCTAAACAAGGTAAGTCACCAGCTAAAATGAATAAAGGTATGAAGTATGACATTAAAGAAGCTTCAAACCAAAAATTAAGCGCTAAAGCAAGAAAGCATTACGCAGAAAATGCACAAGCTGCTTCAAAATCTGGGTATAAAGGATAATGGCATTTAAGTTAAAACCTCATTCGGAAGTTTTTGGGATACACGAAAAAACATCTCAATTTGGTACTCCTGTTATTTTAAAAGATGATTTGGAAGAAGGGGTTGAAGCTGAAGCCAATAGAGACGGTACTATTTTTGTTAGTTCTAAGTTATCTGATAAAAAGATAGAGAAAGCTGTGGCTCATGAAAAAGTGCATTTAGATCAGCTAGCTACAGGTCGATTACAATACACAGAAGATTCTGTAACTTGGAAAAGAGATACAAAATCCCCAATGAAAGTGTATAAGCGATCTGAGATGAACGAAGGTCACCCTGATTTTGAGTGGGAAGACGAGGCATATAAACAATCATAATTATGGCAATTACATATAGAGGACAAGCAAGTAAACTTAATAAAATTGAGTCAAAACAAAACGCAAGTGGTTTTCAAGAAAAATCTGACCCAGGCCCAAGACAAGGCGTTGGCGGTGAAGATGTATCTTTGAAACAAGCTAAAGCATCTTTTCAAGAAAGACTTTCGTCACCAGGTAAAAAGAAAAACTTTTATGGTGGTGAAGCTTATTTTCAAGACGGGTACGGTGGCGATTTAGCTAGTCCTGCTAAAATGAATCCAATAACACAAAAATCAAAATCATCGCCTTTTAAAATAAACGAGGCTTTAGTATCAGGTGCTGCATTAACAGGTAAAAAGTTTGTAGATGTAGGAGCTGAAGTAGGCAAAGCTTTTAAGGAACAAGAAGAACCTAAAGCGGCGGATCTAACAAAATAACATAACTAACTAAAATGGGAACAAAAGGGAAAAAGAACATACCGATTACTGCAAGAGTAGAATCAGGTTTATTTAATCAAAAGAAAGGTGTGAAAGAGCCTTTATTAAACGTGGGACCAGCTGGTGTGCATGGTAATAATCAAACTAGAGATATACCATCACCAAGTAAACTAAGAGGTTACTCAATGAAAAAAAAAACTGAGTCACCACTAAAACAGCAGTTAGCAGAAAATAAACCTATACAAGCTGTAATTACAACACAGGGTGCTGGTCAAATGATTACTGAAAAAGGTAAAGAAAAAACTAGAAATAAGAGTTGGGACGATTTAAGAGCTGAAGGCTGGTCTGAAGATAAAATACAAGAGGCAAAAGATTGGAGGTCTAAGAACAAAGATGCCCCTAGTGATCAGGTGGGGACAGGAGAATTTGAACCAGATACAAAGAAATTTGTACCTGGCAAAAAAGAAATTAAATTAGAAGATCTTGAAGCGGAAGGTAAAAGAGGAATTTCTCAAGGTTGGGAAGTAAATCAACAAGCAAGAAAACAAAGAAAACTAAGTGGCAATATTGAAAAAGGTCAAAAGAATATAGACAAGTATTCTGGAAGGCTTAGTGAATTGGGAACACAGGGAAAAGATGGGACTTGGACCATGAATGAAGGTGGTAATTCTAAAAAGTTTAAGAAAAACTTAAGACGTCTTAATGAAGCAACCAGAAATAGAAAAGCTTCTCAGGATCAGTTTGATACTTATTCTAAAGGTGTTTCAAGAGGCGCTAGTGGATATAGGGGTGATACATTCAATGTAACGGAAAAAGCAACTATTTCTGATGTAGGTAATATAGACCAACAAGTCGCTTTTTTAACCGGAGGTAACGAAGGAACTAACAGCAGTAATACAACAAACCCGTTAATTGATGATGTAAAAGGACCGCCTAAAAAATACTCTAGATTTTTTAAGACTAAATCACCAATGAAGAAAAACTACTTTAAATAATGGCATTTAAAATGAAACCTTGTTCTCCAGCTTTAATGACGACTGAGAGATACGGAAGTCCTATTAAAAAGGCAAAGTCAAAATCATACGCACCTAAGCGTAATAAAAAATCTGGTAACTACGCTGAAGTTAAAAAAGGTGGAGGTACTGGTAAAGATGCTGGAGGCGGAATGACAGCCAAAGGTGTTGCTAATTACAATAAAAAAACTGGTGGTAATTTAAAAACCGCAGTAACAACCCCTCCATCAAAATTAGACCCAGATAGTAAGGCAGCAAAAAGACGTAAATCATTTTGTGCGAGATCAAGAGGTTGGACTGGTGAAAGAGGTAAAGCAGCAAGACGTAAATGGAATTGCTAAAATGAAATCAAAAGGATTAGGGGATACCATAGAAAAAATAACCAAAGCAACCGGAATTAAGAAGCTAGTAGATAAACTACCTGGCGATTGCGGATGCGCAAATAGAAAAGAAATGTTAAACAAAGCATTTCCTTATAAACAAAAACCAAACAATTAAATTAAATCATTATGAGTAAATTAAAAACAGTAGACGTAGATCACAAAGAAGTAAAGTCAATTTCTGAAGAGCAATTAAAATCGTTGCAAGAAACAGTAAATAAGCAAAATCAAATACAAATGCAAATTGGTGGTATTGAAGGGCATAAGGCCGGTTTAGTATCTCAGTTGCAAGAAGTGGTTAGTGAATTGCAAAAACTACAAGCTGATTTAGAGAAAGAGCATGGACCAGTTAATATTGATTTAACTACAGGGGAAATTAGTGAACAAGATGTCCCAGCAAGTAATTAGAAAAATCAGTGTTGGAAAAGACTATAAGAATGACGCTATGCACTATGCTGTTGGACAGGAAGTGTATGGCGGTCATACTATAGCCCATATTGTAGAGGAAGAAGAAAAGTACTCTATCTACATTACAAAGAAAGATATGTTGATGCCTTGGAAAGATTTCAATAAGAACATGTCTATATCCGTGGAATATGATCTTTCATGGTAAATGCACAGTGTATTTAATTATTTAGTTGAACCGAAGGGTAGTAGGTCAACTGGAAAAAAAAATATAGAAGGACAAGAACTATTATTAAATACAGACTTACAAAATCACGAATACGTAAATAGAATAGGTACCGTGTTAAGTTTACCACTAGTAACAGTATATAAAGAATTAAAAGAAGGTGATGATGTTATTGTACATCATAATGTGTTCAGAAGATTCAGGGATGTTAGGGGTAAAGAGAAAGATAGTAAGAACTACTTAAGTGAAAATGTATATTTAGTTCAACCAGATCAAGTATATGCTTATAAAAGAAATGACGAATGGAAAGCCTTAGAAGGTTTTGTATTTGTTATGCCTATAAAAGAAACAAAAATGTTTTCGGTAAATGATGAAAAACCATTAATAGGTATTGTAAAATACTCAAATGGTGAATTTGAAAAAGAGCAATTGATAGGGTTTAGACCAAATTCAGAATATGAATTTATAATAGAAGGGCAGAGGTTATACCGAGTACCCGTCAATTCAATTACAATCAAATATGAACATCAAGGAAACGAAGAAGAATATAATCCAGGCTGGGCACAGGGCAGTTGAGGAACTTATAAAAGTAGCTAAAGAAGATATTGTTGATTCAGACGATGATATATCAGCTGACAGATTAAAAAATGCCGCAGCCACTAAAAAGCTTGCAATTTTCGACGCTTTTGAGATACTTAACCGCATCGAGGAAGAAGAAAGAATTCTTGATAACAAACCAAAAAAAGAAGTTAAATCAACTTCGTTTGGTGGTTTTGCTGAAAATAGATCTAAATAATGTACGAGCAATCTCTATATAAAGTTATAGAACCTATAAAGCGTACTACAATATCTAGGCTTAATAAAGGTAAAAAATGGGATTACGGATATAACAAGGAACATGATGTAGTTGTTATCAGTAAAACTGGACAAATAGGAAAAATATATGAGATACAAAATCTCAAAATAGCATTACCTAAATCACCAGGTAAGCTAGATAAAACTACAGATAAATGGACGCCAGCTGAGTATCCTCCTCAATTAAAAAGTATTAAAACTATTTTTGATTGGAGAGATTACCCAGAAGGTTTCAAAAAAACTTGGGGGGAATATATAGATGAAAACTTTAATAAACGGGAAAACGGTCATTGGTTCAATAATAAGGGTGTGGATACTTACATTACTGGTACTCACTTTATGTACTTGCAGTGGTCCAAAATTGATGTTGGGAAACCAGACTTTAGGGAAGCAAATAGATTATTCTTCATTTTCTGGGAAGCTTGCAGAGCCGATTCTAGATCCTATGGGATGTGCTACCTTAAGAACCGTCGATCTGGATTTTCTTTCATGTCATCAGCTGAAATTGTTAATCTTGCAACAATATCCTCGGATTCACGGTTCGGTGTATTGTCCAAATCTGGACAGGATGCTAAGAAGATGTTCACTGACAAGGTGGTACCAATCTCTGTTAATTATCCGTTCTTCTTCAAACCAATACAAGACGGAATGGACCGTCCGAAGACCGAACTCGCGTATAGGGTCCCGGCCTCGAAATTTACCAGGAGGAGACTCGATTCGAAGGATAGATCCGGAAGAGAAACGCTTGAAGGATTGGATACGACCATCGATTGGAAGAACACCGGCGACAACGCCTATGATGGGGAGAAACTTAAACTCCTCGTCCACGATGAATCAGGGAAGTGGGAAAGGCCGAACAACATCCTCAACAACTGGCGTGTTACGAAAACCACCCTTAGATTAGGTAGTAGAGTCATAGGTAAGTGTATGATGGGATCAACATCAAACGCTTTAGACAAAGGAGGAGAAAATTTTAAGAAATTATATAATAGTTCAGATGTTACAAAAAGAAACGCCAATGGACAGACTCGCTCGGGATTATATAGTTTGTTCATACCTATGGAATGGAACTACGAGGGATTCATTGATTCTTATGGGCTACCTGTATTCGACACACCAAAAAAACAAATTGTCGGGCCTCATGGGGATGAGATCGACCAAGGAGTAATAGAGCATTGGAATAACGAAGTTGAAGGTTTAAAAGGCGATCAAGATGCTTTAAATGAATTTTACAGGCAATTTCCAAGAACAGAAGAGCACGCTTTTAGGGACGAAACAAAAAACAGTATATTTAATTTAGCAAAAATATACGAACAAATAGATTACAACGAAGACTTAGGTAACAGTAATGTTTTAACAAGGGGTAGTTTTCAATGGGAAAATGGTATAAAGGATTCAAAAGTAATTTTTTCACCAAATCCAAATGGAAGATTTCTAATAAGCTGGATACCTAATTATGATATACAGAATAGACAGATATCAAAAAACGGTATTAAATGGCCCGGTAATGAACATATGGGCGCTTTTGGCTGTGATAGTTATGATATATCAGGGACAACAGACGGCAGGGGGTCTAAAGGGGCTTTACATGGATTAACTAAGTTTAGTATGGAAGATGCACCACCTAGCACATTCTTTTTAGAATATGTAGCAAGACCACAAACAGCTGAAATGTTTTTTGAAGATGTATTAATGGCTTGTGTATTTTATGGTATGCCACTTCTTTGTGAAAATAACAAACCAAGACTTTTATATTATTTTAAAAGAAGAGGTTACAGAGGTTACTCTATGAATCGTCCTGATAAACTATGGAACAAATTATCAGTAACCGAAAGAGAAATAGGCGGAATACCTAATTCAAGTGAAGATATTAAACAAGCCCACGCTGCTGCTATTGAAATGTATATAGATAAGCACGTAGGTTTAAACGACCAAAACGAATATGGAACAATGTATTTTAATGAAACATTACAAGACTGGGCCAAATTCGATATAAATAACAGAACAAAATTTGATGCCGCTATTAGCTCAGGGCTTGCTATTATGGCTTGTCATAAAGATTTATATAGACCAAATATCAAAATGGAAAGAGCACCAATTAATTTAAGATTTGCTAAGTATCAAATCGAAGGATCAACATCAAAAATAATAAAATAGTAATATGGCAGGAGTAGTAAATAGTTTTTTCCCAAGTCAAGTCGCAAGTGACTCTGAGAAGATGTCACGAGACTACGGGCTCCAAGTTGGAAGAGCAATTCAGAATGAGTGGTTCTCGAACAACTCTGGTGTAACTAGATTCAGAAGTAATCAAAATACATTCCATAGCTTAAGGCTATATGCAAGAGGTGAACAGCCTATACAAAAATATAAAGATGAAATGTCTATCAACGGCGATTTATCTTATCTTAATTTAGATTGGAAGCCAGTACCTATATTGTCAAAGTTTGTAGATATAGTTGTTAATGGCATAGCTGATAGATCTTTTGACCTTACAGCTTATTCTCAAGATCCATACGGGGTTAGCAAAAGAACCAAGTATATGGAATCTATTATAAGAGATTTACAAACTGAAGAATTAAATGTATTTGCACAAGAAAATTTTGGTATAAATTTATTTGAAAACAATCCAGATAAATTGCCAGACTCTGAGGAAGAGTTGGATTTACACATGCAGCTAAGCTATAAGCAAGGGATTGAAATAGCAGAAGAAGAAGCTTTGAGTGTTATGTTTGACGAAAACAGATATGACTTAACAAAGAAAAGATATTATTATGATATAACAACTCTAGGTATTGGTGCTGTTAAAAATAATTTTACAGAAGCAGAGGGTGTAACTGTAGAATATGTTGATCCAGCTTATTTAATTTATTCTTACACAGAGGACCCGTATTTTCAAGATATATATTATGCAGGCGAGGTTAAATTCGTGCCCTTAAACGAGCTTAAAAAGCAGTTTCCGAACCTATCTGAGGAACAAATGGATCAGATACAATCACAAGGATCGCAAAATTATGGTGTTTGGAATAATAATATAAGTAATACAAACAATAATAATAGAGATCAAAATATAGTTCAGATACTTTACTTTAATTATAAAACTTACATGAACGAAGTTTATAAAGTGAAAGAAACTGCAACAGGCGCTTCAAAAATAATAGCAAGGGATGACCAGTTTAATCCACCTATTGAAATGTACGAGGAGCAATTTGGCAAAATGTCAAGGTCACTTGAAGTATTATACGAAGGTGTAATGGTATTGGGAACTGATATATTGCTTAAATGGGAAATGGCTAAAAACATGATGCGACCAAAAAGCGATAGCAGCAAGGTTAAAATGAATTACGCTATAACAGCCCCTAGAATGTATCAAGGTAGAATAGAGTCAATAGTAAGTCGTTGTACCGCTTTTGCTGATATGATACAATTAACACATTTAAAACTACAACAAGTATTACAAAGAATGATACCAGACGGTGTTTACTTAGATGCTGACGGTATAAATGAAGTTGATTTAGGTAATGGTACAAATTATAATCCTCAGGAAGCACTTAATATGTTTTTTCAAACAGGATCTATAATAGGTAGGTCGTTTACACAAGAGGGTGATATGAACCCTGGTAAAGTGCCAATACAAGAAGTACAGACTGGAAGCGGAGGTCAAAAGCTACAAACACTTATATCTACGTACAACTATTATCTTCAAATGATAAGAGATGTAACTGGATTGAATGAAGCAAGAGATGGTAGCACACCAGATTCAAGAGCTTTAGTAGGTGTACAAAAATTAGCAGCAGCTAATTCTAACACAGCGACAAGACATATACTTGATGCAGGTTTATATTTAACAAGAGAAACAGCGGAGTGTTTATCTTTAAGAATATCTGATATACTTGAATACCACCCAGCAAAAGAATCTTTTATTCAAAAAATTGGAGGATTTAATGTAGCTACTTTAGATGAATTGAGGGATTTACATTTGCATGATTTCGGTATATTTTTAGAGTTAACTCCTGATGATGAAGAAAAACAACTTTTAGAAAACAATGTTCAACAAGCATTATCAGCTGGATTAATTGATTTATCCGATGCAATCGATATAAGAGAAGTTAAGAATATAAAGTTAGCTAATCAATTATTGAAAGTTAGGCAAAAGAAACGTCAAGAAAGATTACAACAAGAGCAGCAAGCAAATATACAAGCACAAGCTCAAGCAAACGCACAATCACAACAAGTAGCAGCACAAGCTGAAATACAAAAAGACCAAGCTTTATTTCAAAC